CTTAGAGACAGAGCTAAAGGTAACCCGAAAGCTCTTAGGTCAAAGGGATGCTACCATAGGAGACCTTCGTAGCCAGATAGGAAACGTTAAGAGGGACATAGAGGAGCTAAGAAATACCTCTAAAGATGCTGATCTCTACGGAGACGATGAGGAGGCTAAAGCTAATGCCAGAAAGGTCAGAGAGGCCCTACGGCAGGCAGAGGAAACCTCCGACAAACTTCTCTCTCGTGAGTTAGCGGTGACAGCCAAGGAGTTAGCCCAGTCAATGGGAGTGCCAGAAGCAGAGTTTGTAGGCCTAGACGACCCTAAGGATATGCGTCTGAAGGCCTATGAGTGGAAGATGGAGCAGGGACGTACAAACGATGACCTTCCAACAGCCCCCCAAGATTCCATTAACCCCCCGACAACTGTTGGCCCTCCTCCTACTAAGACGGCTAACCCAGGTTCCACCTCAGGTGTCCCTAACGAGTCCTGGCGAGACCTCTCAGCCACAGATAAGATTGCGGCAGGACTTAGAGACCAAGAAGGAACCTAATATTCCTTAGGAGGAAACAGATAAGATTCCCACACTTAGTGAATATGCTAAATTAGCTAATGATAAGGTAATCGCTGGTGTCTTCGAGAACGTTATCACCCATGACGAGTTGATGCCCTGGCTCCAGTTTGAGAGCCACAACGGGAACTCTCTCGTCTACAACAGAGAGAACGCTCTTCCAACTGCTGCCACCCACGCAGTAGGTGACACTTGGAATGACACCGAGCCTACCTTCACCAAGAAAACCACAACCCTGACCATTGTTGGGGTACAGTCCCCCCTTGACCGTTATGCCATGCAGACTCGGAGCAACGTCCAAGACCAAAAGGCCGTGCTCTTTAGCCTGATGTCCAAAGGCCTGTCTCGTAAGCTCTCCCAGCTTTTCATTGTTGGGGAGCCTGAAGCTACCTCTACAGAGTATGAGGGGCTTGATTCCCTAGCCCGTTCAGAGACCCGTATGATGGCTATGGATGATGGTAATGTAGACGGCCCTGGGGCTGCTGAGACAGAGCTTACCGTTGACCGACTAGACGCTATGATAGACCAGGTAGAGAGTGGTCTTCCTGATGCCCTCATCATGAACAAGACGATGAGACGGAAGGTGACCTCCCTCTCCCGTGCTTCTGGCTCTGGTGTTGTCATGGATAACATTGAGTTATTCGGTCACCAGGTACGTCGGTACAATGGCATCCCGATTGTTATCACAGACTGGATCAGTAACTCCGAGCAGTACAACGATACAAGCACCTGGCCTTCCAGCACGGCAACCTCTATCTTTGCTGTGAAATTCGGGAGGGAGAAGCAGGGACTTACTGTCATCCACAACGGTGATATGTTAGGCCCTGACATTCAGGACATTGGTATCAAAGAGAACAAGAACGAGAACCTCTATCGGATGGTAGTGTATCTCCAAGTAGTCGCCTACTCCGCTAAGATGTTTGCGGCTCTAGGTGGCATAGATTCAGCAGCCTAAAACTCTAGGGAAAACTTACCTTAGAAGTTCACTAAGGAGAAAATAACATGGCTGATCCTTACGTCAGGCAGGCTAGGAACGTCTTTACCGCTACGATAGGCTCCACTGATGTAGTAGCAGGGGATATGCTCTACTTCGATGGTACGGACTGGGAGCTTGCCGATGCTGACGACAACACCAAGTTTGCAGAGGCTATTGCTACCAACACCTTTAAGACCACGGAGACTGGTACCCTCTGCACCTCCTGTGTCATTGTGGACATTGATGCCCCCTATACCCAGGGGACTAGTTTCTACCTCTCCACTACCGCAGGAGAGATCACAACAACTCGCCCTACTGGGGCAGAGAACCTTATGCAGGTGGTAGGGTTTGCCATCTCCACGTCTGAGGTTCGTGCTACGATACAGATACCTCGTGAAGTCACCATCTCCATGCAGTTCCCATATACGACCCACGTCGCTCCCCAGGACAGGGACAATGACTTTATGGGCCTGGGACTGGACGATGATAATGCTGAGGTCGGGTGTGGCTTCATGGTACCCCAGAACTGTGTGAGCACATCCGCTACGATTGCCTACCTCTGGTGGTGTGGGACAGGGACGCTCCTTGATACCTCTGACACCTACACCATAGACGCTTCGGGCGGGGTGGATGATGAGACTACCTCTGCAACCACTGATGGTATCTCTGCTGCGTCCCTAGCGGTAGCAGCAAACGACCTGGCTGTGGCTGATGTGTCTGCTGGCTTCAATGCTACTGGCCTCATCGCTCCAGGTAACTATATTGGGGTAGCCGTCAAGAAGGCTGCGGAAGGCACTGGCGGGGACGACCCCATCATGCTAGGACTAGAGGTTGTCCTGTTAGTAGTGTAGGTAAGGCAAGGAGCTTCGGCCCTTGATACCTTGCATAAGGGGAGTGTAGACCCTCCCAAAAGAGAGCCTCTGGGGGTACTGGAAACGTTGAAAGACGCTAAAGCCCTCAGGGGCCACTCCCTGATACAGGTAGAGGAGATGCTTAATGCCTGCTTTCGATGTCTACTCCCTCCGCAGCTTTAAGATAGGGGGGCAAGAGATAGGCTTTACCCGCTCTAAGAAACTCCTTCATGTAGCAGGGGAAGACTGGACGGTTAAGAAGTGGTTGGGTACCGTAGACCGAGTGTGGAGACTCCTAAAGGCAGAGAAGCTAGTTAAGGAACCTGTAAAAGAGGTAGCCCCTTGGGAGGGTAAGTCCTCTACCTTCTTAGGATATAACGTTATGGAGATCAATAGCCTAAGCAGGGGAGTCCTAAAGAAGCCCCCTTTCTGGCTAAGGCCCTTTTATGATAGGGTGGTGACGAAAGACATCCTAAGCGGTGAGTAATAGGAGAGTCCATGCTATGCGAGTGTGGAGCTGTCATTAAAGCCTCAGGGAAGAGGTTGCACTATGAGACTGCTAAGCATAGGGAGGGAGTAGTGTTACAGGAAATGCCACAAGAAGTCCCTAGCAGCCCCGTAGAGGCCACTAAAGCCTTACACCCTGACCTAGAGGCTGCCCTTAGGGAGAAGAACCCTCAGTTAATGGCTAAGATGGTACGTCATTTCTGGGGAGCAATGGAGTGGCCTAACGAGGAACACCCTGAAACAGTAAGGGAGTTTCTCCTTAAACATGATAAACAGGTCGTAGACACTGTTCTACGTCTTCCTCCTCTAGACCCAGGTAGAGCAGCCCAAGGCCCAGGGCCTGGGAGGAGTGAGGTAGTCAATATGGCAGGTCAGGCACTAAAGGAGTAAGAGATGGCAAATAGCAAGCTCAAGTTCCGAGCCCCTTTTGTCTCTGCCGAGGCCCTAGCTATGGGCTCTTCTGCCGAGTCGATAGCGAGTGCTGGGGGTACGGTTCCAGCCAATGCAGGGAACATCTGGTTCTTTGTCCCAGCAGGGGATAGTGTCCATTGGCACCCCACAGGAACCCCTACCAGCAGCTTCGGCCATGCAGTGGGGGCCTCCAACTGGGGATACCTTAAGCACTCTGAGCAGGGAGCTAAGATTATCTCTGATGATGGGTCAGACGTAACCCTCATCATTGTCTATGAGCGGGGTAGTGGTAGGCAGGATGCTGCCTATGCGATCTCTGAGCCAATCTAGGTAAATATATCCTAGGGGGTAACTGATGCCCCTTAGAAGGAGGAGAACTGAAACCTCATGGCTATAGGTGAACGGCGTGATACCGTAGCTGTAACCACCACAGCTACTAACATAGATTTCCAAGCAGATGGTGGTAGCGTCCTCGTCAACCTAGCTATAGCTTCCTCTTGGGATGGGACAGTAGACTTCCAGGGTACTATAGATGGGGCCAACTACTTCAATATCCTCTACTACACCCTCTCAGCTATCAACTCTGCCCCCTCAGTAGCACAGCTTACCTCTCTTGCTACAGCCCGTTACCTCCTTCCAGGCCCACTCTCTCAGGTACGGATTAGCTGTGCGGCTGGGACAACAGGAACCCTTACTGCTACCTACCGTACAATCCATAACGCCTCGTACTCCAACACGGTGCAGGGGATGGCAGCGAGTGATGCTGCTGAGGTAGGGAACCCAGTCCAAATGGGACTGAGTGTCGATGAGACCTCCCCCACAGCCGCAGGTGAAGGGGATGTACGGCGGTGGCGTGGCTCTGCTGAAGGGGATGCAATGGTGCAGCCTACCTTTGAGGGGGTCAACATTGCCTCAGCCTCTGGCATCTATGCCCAAGGCCCTGCGGCCCATGACGCTGCCATTGCAGGCAACCCCGTCATAGAGGGTGGAGAGGCCTATGCTTCCTTAGCAGGGGTCACCGATGTAGCAGCTAATGATGTGGTGAAGGCCACTAATAGCCAGAAGGGTGTCAGGTATGTAACCTGGCTTCAGGGGGTCACAGCCTCAGCAGATGGGGAGTCCAACTCTGCTGTTGCCAACGTCTTCAACGAGGGTGATACCAACACGAAGTTTATTGTTGGTGCCTACTCCCAGGGATTTAACGAGTCAACCTGGGATAGGACACGACAGAATACTGGAGTAACTGGCCTTGCCTCAGGAGCACGGACAACGGGTACCCAAAGCTCAGACATCACCACCTATAATGCTAGGGGGATAGTAATCCTCTTTGACATTACGGCTGTGCCTGGGTCGGATACCGTAACGCTTTCTATCCAAGGGAAAGACCCTGTATCCAATAAATACTTTACTATAGTAAATGCAAATGCTAAGTCTTCTACAGGTCAGCAGTACCTAGCTCTAGGGCTTGGTGCTAGCGATATTGAAGATAACTGGGATGGGATGCAGGGGGTCGCAATACCCAGAACCATCAGAGTTAGCGTAGCTCATAGTGGTAGCGGTAGCTTTACCTACTCTGTAGGGCTTATGTTGCAGGCTTAGGAAAGGAGTTAGCAATGTCACACTACTATAAGGCGGAAGAGCGGAGTACGGAGTTCTACTTTGAAATCTGTGACTCTGCATCCTGTACCTGTACAGGGGATGGATTGGCGCATCATCGGGCATACCACTGGGGGAAAGACGGTAGCACAATGACCTCAGCAAATATGGTACAAGAGGTACACC